CACCTACAAACCAAGTTGGTAATACTTCAATGGCGTTATTACCTAATCCACGTTGAGGTGTGATTGAAGCAATGGCTTTTGCTCCAGTTCCAGTGCTATCGGTAATAGTTATTGTAGCGCTTAGAATATCTTTAAACCTATTTCCTACAGTGTGATTCCAATATCCTCTAGAACCTGCATTCGCTGCTGTACCGGAAGCTCCACTTATTCCAGGTCTACGAAGATTGATCGATGTTATAACACCACCAGATTGTTTTACTTCCAAAAAAGGAAGATTCGCAGTAATCTCTACACCATCTTCATTAATTGCAGTAATTGTTGCAGTAGGTGATGAGCTATAGCCTGATCCTCCACTTACAATACCTATGTCGTATAAAAATCCTCCACTATTTGAATCAGCGTCTGCTGAATATGTGTTATCTTGTATGGGTACGAACTGTGACGTAATAAGCTTAGCAATAGTGCCTGAAGTAGGAAGTGTTTGTACGTGGGCCCATACATAACCGTCAGCTCCAACGGCCGCGGTGGTAATACCAAAATCTGAAGTGTTGTTTGTATCTGGCGAAGACGAAGAAGCAGCTACGATTTCATCAGCCGCGGATCCATTACTTTGTGAAGAGTGATTACTTAAGCAAAGGTAAACTTTACTGTCGTGTGTAACATAACATGGATACTGATCTCCAGTTGCATAAAAGCAATCGTTATCTGCGTGATTATAAACTTTGTATTTTCTACCTGTAACCCAACCATTTTTTGGAATCATATGATAACAACTATCAACTGCCAATTCCTTTAGTGTAAATAGATTATCAATAACATCTTTCTTTTCAATCTCTGTTCCAATAGGAGCATCTACGATAAACGCGCTAGATGTTTCTGAATTGCCGGCTGAATCACTCCCCCACGAATCCGTTTTACCTAAGCCGATTAGGTAATTTGCGTTATCACGAAATAGCGCGCTGTCTGGAGCACTTAAAGCTACTGATGCCTTAATGTCGTTTATCAATAAACGAGCCTGATTTCTACGAAAGTCGTCTGTTATAATTGCTGCCATAATTAATTATCTCTTTAAAATTAGTTTTTCTATAGTTATTTATAATGATACGCCAAAGCTTTTTTCATTTAAGTTTGTTCAAGAATAGGATTATATAAAGATCCCATGCCTTCTCCATGGTTTTTACAATACATATATATGTCTGTGCCAAATCCATTGTCAAATCTTGCTGTTAACGTTACAGTTGCAGGTGTTCCATCTGAACCATGAGATCCTTCTGTTCCATTTGTACTTATGTATTTGCTATCAAGCATGGTTGTTGAATTGGTTAATGAAAATCTCATTGGGTGACCTGAATTACTAGAATCACTTACATCAAATATATATTTAGTTCCTTGGTGGAATTTGAAATCAAATGTCTGATTTCCGTTTATTGCAAATTTATTATCTGCACTTGTACCAGTCGCATGATTGATCCAGTTCAGATTAATTATATCTGCTGCAGCAACTACTCCTTGGCGATTACTTCCTTTCGCCGCTCCGCTTTCGTGGTAAGTGTCAACATTAGCATCTACATATCGGACGTAAGGACCAGAAAGATCGTTAAGATGCCAAACCTTTGGTCGGTGTTTTACTTTACCAGTAGTTATATCATTGTTAACAGAATTAGCTGCAGTAAATATTTCACCGTATGCAGGATTAGCATCAGCACCATAAGTAGTCCAATTAGTAGTTCCAAGTGTAACAATTTCGTACTCTTGACCATCAATTATTTCACTTGGTCCATAGGTTGTTAATCCTGAAACATTACCGAATGCTAATGTTTTATTGCTAGAGCCCGCAGTGTTCGTCCATAAAGTATCAGAAACTTTAGTATATGTTCGGTTTAATGCAAGAAATTGGCTACCACTAACAGCAATCCCACTCTCATCACCGCTAAAATTAATATCTTCATTTACATCTACAACAGTAACGTTTAAGTGCACGATATTATCATAACCTCCTTCACTCAATGGTCCACCTCTTCCAAAAAATTCTATTCTCTCATTACCATTTTCGTTTCCTCCTGATTCTTCTATGCCTGGAACAGTTATAATTGAACTGTGAGGATTTGATAATCCAGCTCTATTGTATTCTGTAGATGCAAGCGCTGCGTCGAAGTCAAGAACAAAATTACCAATTTCGTTTTCTAAATATCCTGTCCTTCTCATTTCGCGAGGATCAATCCAAAAGTCTGGATTTCGTGTAGGAGTTCCTAAATAGCTGTTATAAACATACTCCGCTCTTGATTGTGGAGGGTCTACAGGCGAAGTTGTTGGTACTACCTCGCTCGTAGCGATTTGTCGAGAGTTTCTATAATAATCATAAGTCGATTCGCCAGGAGGTGTAATTACAGTAAAGTCAGTTATTTGAATTAGCTGACTAGCTGCGTCCGTATTGTTTACCAAGAATCCAACAAATCTACAACCGTCTTCTATTGCTGTTAAAGTTATTTCTTTTACACCATCACTCGCGTTTACCAGCAGACTGGTATTACTTGTAAAATATGTTGAAGGAGAATTTGTGTTAATAGAAATTTCACCAAATCTGCCTATGTCGTTAGCGCCTTTTAGTAAACCTACGTAAGTTTTATTAGTTCCAGATCCTCGTGTAAATGAGTATCCTATTTTAATTGAATCACCAGCTCGCATAGGTTGCGATAAAGGGAAACCCGCAAAACTAAAACCAGATCCAAGTGATCCGGAAGTTGCAGTAAATCCATTCAACACTTTAGTGAAAGTTGCAAATTTTCTTAAAGAAGAATTCACTGGTTCTTGCACTATGCCATTTGCGTAATTGTTTTTAAGCTCAACGTTATTCGAAGGTATTCTTAACTTGTTTACAAAACTTGAAGATGCGATGTCTTGTCCATCACGATAATTTACACCGTTGAAAAATCCTCGCTGTGATATATTAGCAAAAGCTTGTACGAAGAGAGAGATTAAAGATGATAACCACCCTGGCTGATAGCGAGGTGTGTGTGTTCCTTCATAAGAATTAAGTGTTCTTAATGCGGGCGGAAGAAGATTAAATAACCATGCATCTTCGTTTTCAAAACTACCTATGTAAGTTTCTACTTTATCCCAATTTCCAGTCGCGGAAGATTCAAGCAACAACTTAACAAAGAATTTTAAACCGGCAGGATGTACTAACCTATTGAAAGAATCTTTCCATTTAGATCCTTCGATCTTCGTCCGAATTTCGTAACTAAAATCTTGCCAAAATTCTGAGTCTTGTATTTTTTTGTCTGAGGATAAAAACCCATTCGTATCATCTTTATAAGATTCTACAGTAGGCAAAGGTTGGTAATTAGAAGGCTTAACGCCTAAAGATGTTGCGCTGTCGCTCCATTTCCATTTATCTTGTATGTTAACTTCCAACACAGTTGATGGAGGTAAGAAAGGATTCCACTCTGTTACGATCTCCCAAGGTTTCGCTAGTGTTGTCGCTCCCGCCGCATTTACTGACGATACTATATTTGGATTATTATCGTCTACGTCGTAAAAACGCCAATTGTAAACTCCTCCTTCAGCTTCAATAACAAATTTGTGACCATTCGGCCCTGTCCACGTCTCAGCTATTCCGGTACCACTTTTTGTGTACACGCCGTTAGGAGAATCTAATCCAGGCAAAAAGTTTAAAAGCGTAAATGAAGCGATTTCAGTTACGGTAGGCGCAGTAGCAGATGTGTAATCGCTACCTGAAGTATTTAAAGTTATATTACCAGTATTAGAATTAGGACTAAAATCTACTAATGTTGATAATGACAACGCATCGCTTTTAGTAAATCTATAATCAAAACCATTAGAAAAAGCGTTTTCAACACTAAACGCTGTGATAGAACCACGGGTATCATTAGAAGTATTTGCAGATCTATTTTTCGAAAATATAGAAAGAGATTCGGTTGCTAAAGAGTATCCGCCATTATTTGGAATGTTAGTCCTTAGCTTTTCTACGTTATCTACCTTAACTACTATCGTCGCGGTTTGTTTAGATTCTCCTGTTACGGCGTTTATAAAGGGAAGCTTTACGATACTTGCAATATCTGCCCTCGGTGTACCAGAAGAACCGCCTTGTCGAGTAATATCAGCTTCGCCTTCTAATGCTCTATAGGCCACCGTAACAGTCGCTCCACTTCCAACATGTAAATCATCTACTAACGCGTGCCGGAATTTGACGGTGTAAGCTGTTGCACTGGTATATTCGCGGTAATGCCAATGTTTTACATAGTGTTCTACGAAGCCGTGGGCCGCGACCGTCAGGTATTGATTCCCAGTTGCACCATTGTATGTAAATGTATCACCCGCGCTTGGATTCGCGGAAGCGGCTCCAATTGTATCCCAATCCTGCAAACTGGTAAGGCCTTGAGATGAGACCATGTATTGTTCACCCGTTATCAAATTATCTGATCGAACCGAAAATGCTTTACCTGAGTTTTCTAATGATCTATACCAACCAGTCTTAAGCGCGTCAGTGGCAAAAGACATGTCTTCAGCGCTGTCGGCGAAGCCAGTACCGGAACCGCCCGAGGATGTCCAATTAGAATTTGTATCGACTGTCCAAAACCCTGTGGCTTCAGACATACTCGGATTTAAAAAAGCGTATATGGCGGTATCTGCTATCGTTTTCGCCGCGACAGCCGAATTAGCAAATTGCCATCTACTTGCTGTAGCGTTAAAGTAGAAATATCCCTGATAGCCTACCGTCGCAGATGTGTTTGTGGTATTGTACCAAACCTCTTCGGTCGAATCATAAACGTATGTTCCATTATATATGCCGCCAGCTGATGCGCCTTCACCACTAACCACTACTTCAGTCACGGTGCCGGTCTTTATAAAATTTCCCGTTGATGCTTCTGGAAAGTATGTACCGTCTACCCCGACATCGCCACTTTCAGATACAACTATATCGCTGCCACTTACCTCTAATGTAATATCGTCGTCGTTTTCTTTATACGATAAACTTATGTTGTGCCACTTATCGTCGTATATATCATCATCACCAGACAAATATGCGATTGCACTTTCAGACGAATTTAGTGTGGTCACCTTCCTCGATTCTGATTGCTGAAATAGTATTCCAGTTCCAGTTGAATCTTTGAAAATATCAATTGTTCCTGGCCCATGCAACTCTGTAGTTCCACTTATTGTTACATACGGATTTGCTAAAGGATTTTTTGTACTAAGTAAATATGTTCTGCTTGCAGGCTGAGTCGAACTTAACTGCGCTGTAAAGTTTATTTCGAAATCTTTACCAAATATAGGTTGATTCAGTACGCCAATAGATAATCCTGAATCTGTAAATAACTCATCGCGCGTTGAACGGTGTAATACGTTGCTAGTAATCCAGTGTTTAGTATCAATTACAAAATTTCCCGAAGACAATTTTAATAAGTCTTGGCCTGGTGTATATACACTAGGATCGTCATCAAAGAATAGTTTAAAAAAGGTATTTACACTTTCAATAGTCCCTTTAGTTTTATAGAAATGCACTATACGCGCATAAAGCGTATTCCTATCAACCACTCGCGATTGAGGAACGATTTTAGCAATCTCGTTTTGAATTGCGTCTAAGTACTTAGCTGAAGTTGCATCTATATCATTTTCAGATATGATGTGTTCTAATTCGTAAGAAGGATAACCATCTCTATTTAAATAGGTGTAGTATTCTTCAATAAAAGAAATAAGATTCTCTGCGTTTTCCTCTAAGTATTGAGGAAAAATTTCTCTTACTTTTTCTCGCTCGTGACTAGAAGGATTGAAAGTTGCTTTATGGTAATGTGACATTATGCGTCTCTTGATATTGTGGTATAACCAATCGCTCCAGTTGATCCAGCTGTTGCGATAGAATCTATTTGTGAGCTAATAACTGTATGCGCACCTGCGTCAATTTCTATTATTTCATTCCTTGAAGGAGCTATATCGGCCGATGCAGGTTTTACAAAAATAGAAATTTCAGTATCAGCATCAATATCAAAATCATCAATTGTAACTATACCTCTTAGAGTGTCTATAGTTCCAACATTACGTTTTTCCATAATATTTATTTTTGTATTAGTGTCAATGATATACCGATATATGTTTCTTAAGTGCGGTGTAGTAGATGGCTCATCTGCTAAATAATGTTTAATATTATTAATTGTAAACGCACTTGTCGATATTGACGAAGCCGTTGAATCGCCAGGTTCTTCTAACGCGAAATTAAAATTAATTTTATATTGGCTGGTGTTAAGAGTAGTGGCTGTGAATTTTTTATACGCCTTTAATCTTAATGTTGCGCTCAAAATCGATGTGTCTAAATTTACAAGATAAGTCAATAGTTGTGAATTTCTAAACACGCCTTCGAAGTCTGAAAGATAAGCGCTATTGTATGTAGTTAAACCATTTCTTATTAATGAACTTATACCTGCTTCACCAGCATCAGTAAGAGTAGAATTGAATTTTGTAAATACATCAAAATAAAGGTATACATAAGATGGATCTACTATTTTTGGTTTTACAGTAAGAACGCCTTTCCTATTTAAAACCGGTAGAAGCGCAGCCTTTTCTGCGTTAGATAATGTTTCACCATTCGTAGGTTTTATTGATATAAAAACGCTACCGTACTCGGGTTCAGCGTTATCTTCACCTCCCCAAACAGACACTGCCGAGGCGTTGACATTATTTCGCACGAGCGCTACATAGTCATCAGGTGTAACTGCCCTATTTTGTGCAAGATAATTTAAAGGTGCATTGGCACGAATACTTTCAATCGTTTCTTTACTACCTCCACCAGTTGATGTGCCCGATGGAGTGATGATTGGTTTACTTGCAACGCTATCAAACAAAGAATCTGTGGTTGTAAATGCTGATAAGCCATTAGCGTCTATTCCGTCAGTTACTAAATATTGAATTTTAATTATACTTCCAGCCGAAGGCTTTGAACCAATGATATCATCTCCAAAGCTAACTTCGTATTTGCCATTGGGATTCTCACTGATAAAATACACTAAAGAATCTCCATCAAGCCCTGCTAGTTCTGAGAACTTAGAGTATGTTTCTTGCTGTGTAGAATTAGCATTTGGAAAGCTACTTACTGTAAGCTTAGTTATATCTATGCTTTCATCAGGTATTTCAAATTTTAAATTTTCTGCCTGGCTATCAAAAACAAAACTACGAGTTTTCAAAGTACCTTGAAAAACTTCAAATGGAACAGTAGGAGTACCAACCTCACTTATATTCACAAACGAATATGTCGTACCACTTAATGTGTCGGTCGTAGTAAAAGTAGTTCCTGTTGGAATAGATAAAATGCTTTGATCTACATTCGTGAGTGCAAGAGATATGCGAGAAGCACTTACACTATGAGGAATGTATCCAAGTGTTTTTGCACGGGCTACTACGTTTTTTCTTAATTGCGCAGACGCGATAAATCCTTCATTCGCGGCTAAGTGAGCTAAGATAGCATTATAGTGTGTGTTATACGCAAGTATATCTAAAATCAGATTAAGACCAGAACCTTCATAGTCAAAATCACTAAAGGTAGAATCTGCCCTTTTGTAATATGCTTTAATTGCATTTTTAATTTCGTCGAAATCTAATTCTGTAACGTTAAACTGTTTCATATTATCTTATTCTATTGAGGAAAAACGAAACCTCTGTATTTGTGTTAGATGAGTTAATTGTAAAAAGAATAGTAACTAATATTCTATTTTGCGCATCGTTTACTTCAATCTGCACTTCAGTATTACTGATTCTTGGCTCATTTTTTCTTAAAAGACGTGTGATTTCATCCCTTAGCGCGATGGCGGTAAATTTATTTGTACTTTCAAAAAGGTACGCTGTAACATTTCCACCAAGTTCAGGATGAAACGGTCTATCTACATAGTTTGATAATACTAAAACTTTCACTGCTTGTCTCACAGCTGCGATGTCGGTAATAGGTCGAATATCCTTAGTGTTAGGATGAATCGCAAACGATAAAGGTATGTCTGAGTAAAGTCTGTTTGACGCAACATTTCTTGAAACCTTTTCGTTTTTATTATAATCTGACAACAGCATAATTGTATTTATACGAGATTCAAGGTTGTTCCTATTATAAATAAACATATAACAAAAGGAACTAAAAATTATGGCTGAAGTAAAAATATCCGCACTAGACGAAGCAACAGCAGCAGATGGCACTATCATCATCCCCGTAATAGCAGGAGGGACAACTAAAAGAATAACGTTATCTAATCTGCTTTTTACTGATTCAATTGGTGCAGCTCAACTAGCAGAAAATTCAGTTGGAGCGTCTGAAGCTTCGGCCGGTTTAACAAGTTCATTGGCATCAACCGTTGCTAGTAGTATAACACCAAATAGTATTGGTGCTTCTACGACTGCTGCGACCGCGGCCGCTCAGACCGACGCAGACGCCGCTAATACCTTAGCAGCTGCTAAGGTAAAAACATTTTCACAAGCTACTGCTCCAAGCGCAACTACAGTTGGTGATCTTTGGGTTGATACAGAATCAACTCAACTTTATCGCGCAACATCAACAGGCTCAACTAGTTGGGTTGGCCAAGATATCGTAGCGGTTAATTCAATTACTACTAATAAATTCTCAGGCAATTCAGTAACAGCACGTATAATTGCATCAAATTCTATTACTGCAAATTCAATTTCAACCGCCACGATTGATGCTAT